TATAAGGGTGGTGGTCGACTGGATCGCCACCTCTGAAACACAATCGAAAGGAGAAATAATGGGTAATGAAAAAGTAAAGCATTGGTTCGAACCTACTGAATCTGAGATCGCCAACATGAATTTTGAAACTGTGCGTTATGAGTGGCATCTCAGGTGGGAAGAACTCCCAGAAGATAATGTAAATGATGATTCTAATAGCGATTTATATGATACTGGATTCCAGTCATTGAGACTGGTTAAGGCAAGATTAGATCACTACAACATGGTTACTGATGAGGCTATCGCCAAAGGATATCTTTTAGAAGATGTTGGTATGGATTGTAGGACTGTTTTAAGACTCGAGTTAGCTAAGTACGACCACATAGATGGTGGGTACATCACAGCTAGGGTGTGGGACAAGAAATTTGATGAACACTTTGATGAAAAATATAGTGTGATTTATAACACACCATCAATACGAGTACCTAAAAGATTCCAAAAGGAATTTGCTAGAAATTATGAATGGGCTAGTATACTTTAACCACTAAACGAAAGGAGAAAATTTAAATGTATACAGAATTTAACAGGAAAAACTTGGGTGACCTTAGAGGTCAACTTACTGAAGTGCTAAATAAATTTGGCAAGGAAGTTGGGATCAAGCTTGTAATAGATGGTGGCATAGGTTTTGACGCATCAAGTGTGAAGATAAAGCTTGAAGGCACAATCGAGGGTATGCAAACTCGTAGCGAAAGAGACCTTGAGTTATACACAGACTACAAGGTGGGTGATACATACGTATCGAACAGGGGAACTAGCAATGCTAGTGAGGAGACTGGCACTATTGTAGTGGGCTACGAACCAAAGAACAGATCATACCCATTGATTATTAGAAAACCAAATGGGAAAGAATACAAAACTAACTACACAGCCAGATACAAAATGACAGTACGAGGAGCATAACTAATGAAATTACTAACAAAAGAAATAGAAAAAAAATTACCCAAGCTGTATAGCACAGATGAGCAAGGAAACAATGCAAAAGTTGTGGTGAAATTCTTTCACCCAAGATCAAATTGGACATGGTATGCGACTGAGTATGACCCTGATACACGTACATTCTTTGGGTATGTAGATGGGTTCGAGGGTGAACTAGGTTACTTTAACCTAGATGAACTATCTGAAGTTAAAGACAGTTGGGGGTTAGGTATAGAACGTGACATGTATTGGGATAGCAACACAACACTACGTGAGGTGATGAAGAAATGAGTTCGTACGAAGTAGACTGTGCCTCTTGCTACAAAGCTATTGTAGGACAGGCAGAAGGAATTATAGGTGGAGACATTGATGATGGTTGGATCAATGTAAATGACGTAGTAGAAACATGGTTTCATACAGATTGCATGAGAAAAATATTCAACGTATACGAGAAACACAAGGAGAATAAAAATGCCTGAAAAGTATAATATGCATATAGTAATAAAAAGATACAAATACGAAACACCTAGTGGGTGGGAATGGAGTGAGGAAGTCACATACCATGATAGCTACGAAGATGCAGAGGTGGAGTACGACAAGCAAGGTGCAAGTGATACAGACACAGGAAGGGGAGTCGAAGAACAAGACATAGTAGAAAAGATGATATGTATTCCTAGATTACATCGACACCCTATAGAAATGGAGAATAACAATGCCTGAGTACATTACCATTACATTTGCAAGTGCAGATGTAGAAGATGTAATAGATCGCTTTACAGAAGTGCTAGATAAATTAGGGGTAGAGGTGTGGCATGATGAGGAGAAAGCAAAAGAACTTGAAGTAGATACATTTTTGAAACTAGAAAGGAAAACAAATGCCTAAGTTTACAGTAACAGCAGAAGAAACTATAACCAATGAATATGATGTGATGGCAAATGATATAGAAGATGCAAGTGAACAAGTTAAAGATATGTTTTACAATTCATTTGCATCAAGTATTGATGCTAATACATCTAGTATACAAATTATAGAAGTCGAGGAGAATTAAAATGCCTGAGATTACAATAGATCAAATAGAAAACTGGAAACGAGACTCAGAGATATTATCTGAGATAGATGATAGCTTAAATTCCAATGATGATTGGAATGAACAAGAATTGTTTATGAAACTTCTTGACACATACAACCTACCTCACCCATCAGACCTAAAGTATTACATATGGCAGAGGAAGAATCCAACAGAGCCAAGAGGTGTAAGATCAATAGATGGTAGGCAGTTTGAAAACCCTGAGAAAGATGAAGATGGCAACATTATTATCAGAGATAGTGAAGGTAATATAGTTGAGTTTTAAGGTAGAGAGATCAGTTATATCTATACCAAGAAAAGCTACTCACGAGTGGCTACTTAATAAACATTATGCTCAAAGAATACCAACCTTAGTACATACATATGGAGTCTTTGAGAATGGAGTTATGCAAGGGGTGTGTACATATGGTATACCCCCTTCACCCCCACTTACAACAGGTGTATGTGGAGAGGAGTATAAAGATATAGTGTTGGAACTGAACAGGCTTGTACTAGTCGAGGATCATTCTGAAAACTTGGCATCTTATTTCGTAGCACAAACACTACGTATGTTACCCAAGCCATCTATAGTTGTATCGTATGCTGATACTAGCATGAATCATGTTGGATATATATATCAGGCAACTAACTTCATGTATACAGGGCTATCAGCTAAACGTACAGAGTGGAGAGAGGTGGGTGCTGACACCCATAGTCGTACAATCGTGGGTCAATATACCCACAAGGAAAGGACAGATAATCCTGATAAGTTTGCACAGGTTGATAGACCACAGAAACATAGATACATATACTTTGTAGGTTCTCGAACACATAAGAAACAATTGCACAAATCTCTGAACTATAAGGTTCAACCATACCCAAAGGGAGAAACACAAAAATATAAAAACGATAAAGAAATAGGACAACAAATTACTTTTATATAGGAGAAATAACAATGAGTGAAACACATAAGGAAACAGATAGAGAATACATAAGCAGATTAGCTAAAATGTTTATAGGTCTACTGACTGACTGGTCTCTCTCGTCAAATGGTACTAAGTTTAAAATGTCGAAATACGTTGTATTTGGCAAAGATACCTTCAGGGGTAGAGCAGATGTGTACCACACTGTATACGATATGATACTTGGTTACTCAGGTGTTGAACTAGCACCCTTGCAAAATCAAATCATTGAGTATGTTGATGAGGAATTAGGTAAAAAAGTTGATCGAGTAACAGCTTACAGGTGGATTAAAAGAGTTAGGAGTTAGGAGAAAATAATGGATAATGACCATGATATATCTTTACAGATTAAGTATAAGCATAATGTATACTGTCCTGACCTATGTAACCTGTGTTCACAAGATCGTGAAGGGAGTACAGGCACATGGTAACAGGAGTGATTATGACATACGAGAAAGATAACGCACTAGATGATGACGAGAAGGAGTCGCTTAAGTTTCTGTATAGATACACTAAGAAACTAGTAACGTCATCTGAAAATGAGAAGTTATTATCTGCTGTGGACTACATGATATCCAGAGCAGAATCAGAAGGTAAGCATCACATAAAACATGGAGATAAGTTAACCATGCGTAGTGAATTACTAACAGTAATTAAAAAATTATTTGGAGTAGAGTATGAAGAAAGAACCACAATTTAAAAACGAGAAAGACAGAGAGGTTGCACTCAACTGTTATCTCACCACAGACAGAGCAAAGGAATTATTAAGGATAGCACTGTACGTAGCGATACCCATCATGAAGGCTCAAAGCCCACACTCTAGCCGTGAAATAAATGCTAGAAAAAGGATGGTGTATAAGGACATGAAGAAAGTGTTAAGTGCCATTAACGAATGGTACAGAGAAACACCAGACGCAACGGAATCGCTAATGGATACATTAAAAGAAAAATATCCTGATATTAAAAAATGGAACATATAAATACATTTGACAACAAGTGAGTACATGTGTATAATTATATGATCCTAGGTAGCATACTCCTTTCTGCTACCAACCGATTGATTCTAGGCTTTGGTGTTTAATTGCCTTTATTCACCAGAGCCTAACAAAAAAAGAGTAGAGTAAGTAACAGTTAACTTTAGTAGACAGTTAACTATAGTATACAAGATAACAGTAACCTATTAACTCTCTCTCTCTAAAGAGAGAGTTAATTATGTTACTAGATAACAATAGATTACAGGGAGATAAAATCTTGAAACAAGAATACATGCCATTAACTGAGTTGGCTACAAGATGGGGAACAACCAGACATTTTCTTTGGAAAAGAGTTAAAGACGGATTGATACCATCGTTTCAGTTAGCAAAAAATAACAAAATATTTATACCTGTTGAATGGATAGACAAACAGGAGAAAGGGTCAAAGATAAATTGATACCAGTAAACCATAGAGAAATAGTACATGCAACCATAGACTCGATAGAGGCTACTATGGGCAAGGACATGCAAGGGCAATACACGATTCCACAATGGAAGATAGGTGCAACATTCCAAGGAGAACCATCAATTAAAAAACCTGATGGCAGTTCTTACAAGTGGTCAACATATGTGCAGACATTAGGTAAGTCCAAAAAGAACTGGGGATATCCTGCCCAAAACGAGTGTCCTGAGATATTCAAAGAATATGCACAAGAGCCACACAAACACCTACCTGCACCTGTTACGTTGTACGTAGGAAGGGGAGACAAGAAGGATAAGAACGAATCCATACCTGATGAGCAGTTACAAAATGCTTGGGATTACCATTGGTACTTGTTGCCACCTTACTTTGATAGAGAAGGCAAGGCAGTACAGGAAAGTAGACCACCAGTTGAGACTGTAGCTGAACAGGAAACTATGTCTGCGTTACACAGTACCTCTGAGGTGGAAGAAGAACCACAGGAAATTGACGAGTTAGAAAAAATCAAGGCAAGGATTAATGAACAGCAAATCTTTATAATGACACAATCCTCAACAGGATATGGTGCATCTATATTCAGCGATGCTGAAAGAAATATTCCATGTGTTGATTGCAAGATCGAACTCTTATCCAGATATGCTAACAGCATACTTGATTCAATTTTGTTGGGTCAAGCACCACCTTACATAAAAAACCACCAACACCCTGACCAAGAAACAGATGAAGAAATTCAAGGTTTGTTAGATCAGGCAGAAGAAGATATGGAGAAATAGATAACAGTTGAAAGGAGATCACATGAGTTGTTGTGGCAACTGTGAAAAAAACAAAGAAGAAATACTGAAAAAAATAGATGGGTTTTCCCATCAGATTTTTTCATACCACTTAGACTTACTGCAATTTATGGATATGATATACGACTTCATACAGGACACAGACATACAGGGAGTTAAGAACTCTAGTGTCTTGTATGAACTTATCCATAAAGCTAAAAATAACAATGAAAGGAGTAGCAACAGATGGAAGTAAGTGTACGAAGAACAGGAACAATAATAGAGGTTAACTATCCTGAGTTAGATTTGCGTTTTACTGCGAGTAGAATCAAGGCAGACACGGATAATTGCGAGGTAGTGATTGCATGGAAGATGCCCTACGATACTGGCATGAAGTCTTTTTACTTAAGAGAAAGCACCAGACTTCTGGACTCTTGGTCTAAGGACAAATTAATAAAGTCGCTAGAAGATAGAACTCAGGAGAATCCTGACAGATATAACTGGGGTACAATAATTAATGAAGCCTTTACCAAGATAATAGATAAGCACAGGGAAGGCTATAGTGCAGAGGTTATGGATAACCTGTCTGAAGGAAACCCAAGGGCATACCTTGTAAAGCCTTTGCTAATAGAAGGTGTGGCTAATCTCATATGGGCTAGGGGTGGAAGTAGTAAGAGTTATTTTGCCTTGCTATTTTGTGTACTCGTAGACAAGGGATGGAGTGCAATGGGATTGTCTGCCAAAAAGGGCAAGGCATTGTACTTAGACTGGGAAGAAGAATCAGATGTATTTAAGCAAAGACTGTTGGCAGTTCAAAGAGGAATGAACATGAACGACCCCACTACGTCTGGGATAGTTTATAAGAAAATGGTTGGTAGTTTAGCCAACAACGTAGAGAGTATTAGTAAACTTATATACGATCATGGGATAACTTTCGTGGTTGTAGATTCTGTAAGCCCTGCATTACAGGGAGACAGCAATTCACAAGAAGTAGTAGAGAATTTCTTCTGGGCTTTAAGGCAGTTAGATGTGACCAGTTTGTGCATAGATCATGCAAACAAAAGTGGTGAAACCACAGGTAAGTTTGAGATACATGGATCTAGCTTTAAGACTGCAAGGGCAAGACAAGTGTATGAGTTAAAGAAAACAACTGAGGCTAATACTAGTTCCGTTGACGTTGCGTGGTATCACAGGAAATCTAACGATTCAAAGATGCAAGGTGCAAGGGGATTTCAGGTAACCTTTAAAGAGAAACAAATAAAACATGCAGACAGCCAAGAAGTAGACACCCTCTTGGATACTGTATCGTTCAATAGGTTACAGCTTGGTGATGCAGATAATTCCCTGTTAAAAGATATGTCTTTGCCAGACTTGTGCTACGAATTAATCAAGGCAAATCAGGATAAAGAATATCTGGTCGATGATATAATTAAGCAAATCGAAATAATAAAAGAACTGCCTAACTTACAGAAGTCTGTACTAGAACAGGCAATAAAACAATCTAAAAGAATATCTCTGTCTAATGACAGGGTTAGTCTAGCCATGGAGAAGCCAAAATGGAGCAGTCGAAACTTATAAAAGATTTAATAGAACGAGTCGATGAACTGGGCATGACCCTTGTAGTTGTTGGCAGTGAAATTGAGATTCGTGGTAGTGACGAAAAGCCTGATGAACAGGAAATGGTTGCTACTACCTTGATAGAGCATAAAGACGAGGTTATTGATTACATAAAAGCAAAAGCCAAAGAGCAGATACACGAGGAACACAAGCCCATGATTGAAGAACTAAAGGAAAAACTACGCAAGGGAGTTGAGTGGTTTGTTGCAGTAGATAGAAAGCTGTGGGATAAACTAGACAGCCCTGTTGTAAACACAAAGCTAGAAAGAGCATTTACAGGATACCTGTCTCAATGGATAGAGTACCAAAAGGTTCTCAGGAATCTGTACCACTATGACGATTGTATATTTGAAGATGGGAGTTGTCCTATAAATTCTCCTGTTAAATGTGATGGGTGCAGATAGATGAAGATAGTCTTGCCTAACCTACCACCTAAAGAGGCTAACCCAAATAGTAATTCTCATTACTATGTTAGATCAAAGGTGCGTAGGGAACAGCAAGAACAAATTATAGGGTACGTGTTGGCTAACACTAACAGACCACCAGAGCCACTCCACAAAGCACACATAACTATCACATGGAGAGCATCAGATAAAAGAAACAGAGACATAGACAACCTGTTCTCTGCCATGAAGGGTAGTTTAGATGGATTAGTAAACGTGGGAGTCCTGTTAGATGATTCAGCTAAACATGTATCCTATACTTTGAAGTATGAGTGGGGAGATGAAGTGAAAGAAAACCAAACAATTATTCAAATAGATAAGGCAGACAAATGAAACGCACAATGAAGGCAGTCATTTGGTTATCAGGATTGATATTGTTAGTAGTCTCGATATCTAGGATCAAAAGCTACTACGATCTTAAATCGTTAATAAAAGAAATACCTTGGGAGAAATGATAAATGTCAGATGACAAAATAAATAGAAGGCACGTTAAAAATAAGATTGGTGATACTGATTTTGATTGGATCATGTGTGTTCTTACTTATAACGCTGAGAATCCTGATTTCAACAAGCCTGTTTTTCGAAAAGAATTTGCAAAGGTTCTTAAAGATACGATGGAGCTTGAGAGATCTGATAGAACTATTCAGCGATGGTGCAACAAAGCAACCACAGAAGCTAAAAGAATAACACAAGAGCAAATTGAAAATTGGAAAAAAGACTCAGAGACATTAGCTAAAATAAAATATGAAATCAGCATTACTGAAGGAACAATAATATCATATATGTTTATAGATAAACTTAGAGGAATATTGAGTGACGCAGAAAGGATGAAATGTTACAGCAGATGCGTTTGTGGGGGGCATTAAAAATCTCAGGCAATACTAAGATACCTAAATCTTATTTTAAACCCCTCTACGTGCCTGTGGTTTCCACGAATAGCTAGTTAAACTACTCGTTATCTAACAACTTCATGCCTAAAGCTATGATTCCCCCAGTACACCCTGTTACCACAGCTATATATTCCTCAGTCATAAATAAAGCTACAGTAGAAATAATACCTAAAG